GAATCGGCTTTAGGCGATGTGTTCAATGGTCGTCAGAATAGATCTGCGAATAAATCTAAAATTGAATTGTTAGACAAAAAGGCAAAAGGTACAAAAGATCCCAAAATGAGATCTAAATACCTTAAGGATCTCGCTAATGAACTAACACTTTTAGATGAAGATGATTTTGAAAAATATTTAAACGGCACATTATTCAAACACTCCGCACTTTCTTCTGATGAACTTGCCCATTATGGCGTTCTTGGAATGAAATGGGGTAAGCACATAATGGCGGGAAAAGGACTCCTTCCTAAACTGGAAAGTTCTGGTGGAGGTGGAGGTGGTGGCGCTCCTGAGGAAGAAGAGGACGAAGAAAACAAAATCGATCCGAATTACTCAAGAGATAAAAACAAGCTACCAGGAAAGAAACATCTTGATAAAGCTACAGAGTATGCCAATAAAGCGGCTGCCGATCGAGCAAAAGCTCAGGCCGAAGAGGCAAAGATGCACAGGGCTCAGGCAGAAGCTGCTAGCTTAGATCGCAAAGTTAAGGGTGCTTCTTTTTGGAACGACTCTGACGGATATTTTGTTAGTAAACAGAGACCGGCGGATAAGAAGCGAGTCAAACAGCTTAGGGCTGAGGCCAAAGAGCATAGACAGGCGTCTAAGAGATATGCTTCATCAGCCGGTTCGAATGCTGCTAAATCAGAAAAGGAGTATAAGAAGTGGATTAAAACCCCATCTGGCTTATATGACAATGCTATGAGACATGATTTTATTGTTGAAGACGGAACGTTATATTTAGAGCACCACGGCATTAAAGGTCAGCGTTGGGGCGTTAGGAGATTCCAGAATGCTGATGGTACGTTGACTGATAAAGGTCGTAAACATTATCAGAAAAAACTTGATCGTGAGAAACGCAAACAGGTTAGTTCTGATTATTTGAGAGGAACTCTTGAACGACAGCATGGTATTGCTGTTGGCGCTTCAGGTATAATAAGCGGCATTGCTGGGGCGTTATCTGTTGCCGCTGTGGTGTCTAACCCGGCAACAATTGCAGCTGGAGCTGCGGTTGCTGCTGCTGTTTCTGCTGGAATAACTCACGGATCGTATTCTATCGCTGAGGCTTGGGAAGGCAGAGGTAGTAGAATTAGGAAGAAGAAGATTGCGAAGTATGAGAACATGTTGAAACAGGATGCGTTTATTGTCGAAGACGGAACGTTATATTTAGAGCACTTCGGAATCAAGAACATGAAATGGGGTGTTCGAAGATTCCAGAATAAAGACGGATCTCTTACTGACGCTGGAAAGAAGCGTTATTCTAAAGCCGGTGAAAATGTCGTAGGTGGAGGGGGCGGTGGTGCTCCTGAAGAGGAAGACGAAGAGACAAAGAAAAAGATCGAAGAAGCTGCTAAGAAGGCTGGTATGACAGTTGACGAATTTCGGAAGAAATTTGCTAATAAAGTGGCCACTATTAAGAAGGCTGCTTATGATGCCGCTGGCGGGAAGTACAAGGACGCCGCAGACAAATACGATGCCAAAGCCAAAAACAATAGAAATTTGGCAAGCGAGTATAAAAAAGCGTCTTTAGATTCGTACGCTATGGGCATGGCATATGATCAAGCAGCAAAAAGACGATATGCCGCATCTGAAGCTAGAAAAGAAGCCGTTAAGAATGAAAAGCCCATAAATTATGAGTCTTCTGACCCCTCAATAGCTAGCCAAGTAGCTGATGCTCAGCGAAAAATAAAATATTTTGGAACACCGGTTGTATATGATCGTAATATATTTTCTACCAAAAAAATGAGAACACGATGGATGCAAGAAGTTGCGGATTCATCTAAAAAAGAGTATGACGATTGGGCCTCTGGAAAAAGCGAACAACTATCCGGTGATGGGGCTGACTATTGGTTTCATAGAGAACGAGCTGCGACCCTACGGCGTAAACATAGCGGTACTATAGGTTCTGGTGATAAACGGATAGGCGATGCTTATACGGAAGAAGCCGCTCGTCAACGAGAAGCCGGTAGCGCTCAGGCTAGAAAAGCTGCCAGTTATGATGACAAAGCAAATGAATCGAGTAAGAAGGCTAGATCGTATAGAAAGAAGTACGAAAAGTCATTATTAGGCCGTTACGATCGAGTGAAATCCCTAACAGCAACTGCTAAGCCAATGCGTAAATTGACCTCGAAGGAACTGTCAAAGATCAGATCCGAAGCAAAGAAACGTAGGAAGTAAATCAAAATGGAGGTAATTACCAATGGGGTTTGGTGACAGACTGGCGCATGCATGGAACGCCTTCATGGGTAGAGATCCCACGTTTAGGCACGAATTTGGAAGCTCGACCAGGCCGGACAGAAAACGTCTGCATTACGGTAACGAGCGATCCATTGTTTCGGCGATCTACAATAGAATCGCCATTGACGTGGCGTCTATTAAGATTGAGCATGCAAGGCTTGACGAAAACGGACGCTACAAAGAACCAATCCAGTCCGGATTGAACTCATGTCTCAATCTTGCAGCAAACATCGATCAGACCGGTCGAGCGTTTATACAAGATGTGGCAATGTCAATGATGGACGAAGGGGTTGTTGCGATAGTTCCGGTTGAGAGCGATTACGATCCCAACACTAGGAGTTTCGATCCACTCGAATTAAGATGCGGAAAGATCGTCGAGTGGTTTCCTTCCGAGGTTAAAGTAGAACTGTACAATGAGGCAACTGGTAAGAAAGAAGAACTAATTCTCAAGAAAGAGTTCGTAGCAATTGTTGAGAATCCTCTCTATGCTGTAATGAATCAGTATAATTCGACCTTACAGCGACTGATCAGGAAACTCAACTTGATCGACTCAATCGACGAGATGACTGCTTCTGGAAAACTGGATCTCATTATTCAGTTGCCATACGTTACCAAGTCTCCTGCTCGTAGAGCTTTAGCTGAGCAGAGAAGATCCGATATCGAGGATCAGTTGGCTAATTCTAAGTATGGTATTGCTTATATAGACGGTACAGAACACATCACGCAGCTTAATCGTGCTCTTGAGAACAAGCTTCTCACGCAGATCGAGTACTACACAAAGATGCTTTACAGTCAGCTTGGTATGACAGAAGCAGTCTTTGATGGTACAGCGGATGAGGCAGTTATGCTGAATTACCACAATCGTACAATCGAACCAATGGTATCGGCCATTGTCGATGCTATGCGGTGGAAATTCTTAACTCAGACGGCTAGGACTCAAGGACAGAGCGTGGTCTTCTTCCGTGATGCCTTTAGGTTAGTACCAGTTAACCAGATGGCCGATATTGCTGATAAGTTTACTCGAAACGAGATTCTAAGCTCCAACGAGGTACGTCAGATTATAGGATTCAAACCGTCTAATCAGGAAGGTGCAGACGAACTGCGCAATAAGAACATTAATCAGAAGGCAGAAGATAAGAATGCTCCTAAGGAAGAAAATCCTGATGAAGAAGCTGTAAAGAAACTGCTTTCTAAAGGAAGTTAAGGAGGAAATCAAAATGGGGTTTAAATACGACTTTGCAGGATGGGCCTCCAAGAACAATATTCGATGCGCTGATGGACGCACCATTCGGCAGGATGCATTTAAAGAGTGTGACGGAAAGACTGTACCGCTCGTATTTATGCACAATCACAAAGATGTCGACAATGTTCTTGGACACTGTCTGCTTGAGAATCGTGCGGAAGGAATGTATGCATACGGTTCCTTCAATGACTCTGAAATGGGCCAGGTTGCTAAGAATGCAGTAGCCCATGGTGATATTACAGCCCTCAGTATCTACGCTAATCAGCTGAAAGAGAAGAACGGTAACGTGTTCCACGGCCGTATCCGCGAGGTTTCTCTCGTTCTCGCCGGTGCCAATGATGGCGCTATTATCGAGTATCCGGTTATCGAGCATTCTGACGGAAGCTGGGAAACCGACTTTGAAGCGGATGAAGCGGTTATCTCAATGTCGGCTATGGACAATGATCTCGATACTACTGGTGGTGAGATTAGTGACGATGACGAGGAAGAGGCTGAAACCGAAGAACTCGAACACGCTGATAAAGAGGAGAAAAAAGAAGTGGCTGATAAGAAACAGCGGGATCTTGAAGATATTATTGGGTCCCTTGCAGAAGAAGATCAGAAGGTTGTTTATGCAGCCTTCAGCTATGCAGTAGAACATGCTGGTGAGCTTAAGAAGGCTACTAGCGGCAAAGATGACGAAGAAGATGATGAAGACGGCGGAGAAGCCGAACACTTCGATATGGAGGAAGATGATATGAAATACAACGTTTTTGAAGGTGGCACAGAGCGCAGTAACGAGCTTTCTCACGCCGATTTTATGGACCTTCAGGCTGGCACTTTCCAGGATGCAAAGGCTTTCGGATCTCTTAAGGAAGCTTTCCTTGCACACGCAGCTGAGTACGGTATCGAGTCCATCGATTATCTGTTCCCGGATGCAAAGAACATCAATGGCACTACCCCGGAATTCCTGAACTATGATCAGGAGTGGGTCAATGTTGTTATGAATGGAATTCACCACACACCGTTCAGCCGGATTAAATCCACATATGCTGATATTACTGAGGACGAGGCCCGTGCTAAGGGTTACATGAAGGGTAACCGGAAGACCGAAGAGGTATTCGGCATGCTTCGTAGAACAACGACACCGTGCACCATTTACAAGAAACAGAAGATGGATCGTGACGACATTCTTGACATCACAGATTTCGATGTTGTTGCATGGCTCAAGACAGAGATGAGAATGAAGCTGAATGAGGAAATCGCACGCGCGATCCTGTTCTCTGACGGCCGTTCTACTCTCAGCCAGGATAAGATCTCCGAGGAGCATATCAGACCGATCATCAAGGAAGATGACCTGTTCTGCATTAAGTACAACGTTGCTGCTGGCGCCGACGCAGACGCAACTGCTAAGAATGTAATTCGTGCCGCTATCAAGTCTCGTAAGGGTTACAGAGGAACTGGCAACCCGATCATGTTCATGGGCGAGGACCTGCTCTCCGACATGCTGCTTCTTGAAGATGCTGATGGCCACGATCTGTATGAGTCTCAGCAGAAACTTGAGACAAAGATGCGTGTTTCTAGAATTGTTACTGTTCCGGACGAGGTTCTTCCGGCAGACATGTATGGTCTGATCGTAAACCTTGCTGATTACACTGTAGGTGCAGATAAGGGCGGCTCGATCAACATGTTCGAAGACTTCGATATCGACTACAACCAGGAGAAATACCTGATGGAGACGAGATGCTCTGGCTGCCTCACAAAGCCGTACTCTGCAATCGTTCTTCGTAGGCAGGCTTGATCAAATCAAAATGGGGTAATTTAGTATGGCAAGGTGGTACGGCGCAGTAGGATTTGCGCAAACAGTTGAAACCGCTCCTGGTGTCTGGCAGACAGAGATCGAGGAGCATGAGTACAGCGGCGATCAGATCAATCTAAGAGGTCAATACCAGAATGCTAATCAGGTAAATGATGATATTCAGGTTAATTGCAACATAGAAATTGTAGCCGACCCCTTTGCCTACCAGAACTTCATGCATATAAGGTATGTTGAATGGAAAGGCTTTAAGTGGAAGGTTACGACTGCCGATCCTTCGAACTATCCCAGAATAGCTTTAACGATCGGAGGACTATATGCGGACGAGAGCTGATTTTCATGCAAAACTGGTTGAAGCACTGGGTTCTGAGTACGTATATTTTCAACCGCCAGAGAGCTTAAAGCTGTATCACGGCAATAAGATCATATATTCCAGAGAAGAATTGGATGATCAGGATGCTGATAATACGCAGTACATAAGACATACAAAATATTCGGTAACTCTTGTTTCTAAGGATCCGGATTGGGGCTTGGTTCAGGAGTTTCCGCTTTTCTTTGATCATTGTAAACATGATAGACACTATGTGTCGGACAATTTGAATCATGACGTTTACATAATTTATTATTAATGGAGGTATACAACCATGGCTAGACTTACATGGGATGATACAGGTAAGAAATTATTTGAAACAGGTATCGATCGTGGCGTTCTTTATCCGTACGTAACGCCTGCACAGAACACCGATACAACTGCAAGCGGTTATACACCATATTCGGCCGGCGTTGCTTGGAACGGTCTCACATCTGTTTCCGAGTCTCCTTCAGGCGCTGATTCTAACAAACAGTACGCTGACAATGGCGTATATGCCAACCTTCGAGGCGCAGAAGAGTTCGGTGGTACAATCGAAGCCTTTACATATCCGGATGAGTGGATGGAATGTGACGGATCTGCCATTGTCACTACAGGTATCGTAGCCGGACAGCAGAACAGAAAGTCTTTCGGCCTTTCTTACAGAACGCTCATAGGTAACGATACAAATGGTATTGATTATGGCTATAAGATTCACCTTGTATACGGTGCTACTGCTTCTCCGTCAGAGAGATCTTATGAGACAGTTAATGATAGCCCGGAAGCGGCTACTATGAGCTGGGAGTATGACACTGTTCCGGTAGGAATCACGATCGATAGTGTTCCTAAGAAGACAGCTCTTCTTACGATCGACTCTACAAAGGTGGATTCCACAAAGCTTACTTCGTTCGAAGCAATTCTTTATGGTGGTGATAATGCTACAGCTAAGCTGCCACTTCCGGACGATGTTATTTCTCACTTTGCGTAATTAAAAATTAAGGAGGAGAACCTATGTTTAAAGAGCATTTTAAATACGTAGATTTCAATGGCGTTGAGCGTGAAGAAGACCATTACTTTAATCTGACAGAGCCGGAGATCATGAGACTGAACTTCAGCTCTGCAGGCGGTCTTAAAGAGACTGTAGAGAAGATTACGCAGGAACAGAACGGCGCAAGGATCATCGAGCTGTTTGAGCGGATCATTCAGATGTCTTATGGTGAGAAATCTGAGGATGGTCGACTCTTTATCAAGGATGAAGCTGCTCTTCGGAACTTTATTTATAGCCCTATGTACACACAGCTGTATATGAAGCTTGGAACAGATGCTGAATATGCACAGAAGTTCATCAACGGCATCGTTCCGAAGACGGATAATAACCTTAAGCTGGTTAATAAACAGTAATTAGGAGGAGGCTAGCGGATGCCGTTAACAATCGTGGTTCCGGATAACGAACTTTACAATAGTGTGACTGGCGAATTCATTCCAGTTAAAGGCGCTACACTTTTGCTCGAACATTCGCTAGTCTCTATTTCCAAATGGGAATCAAAATGGGAGATTCCTTACCTCTCAGATAAACCAAAAACCGATGAGCAGGTAATAGATTACATAAAAGACATGACTTTGACCAAGCATGTTGATCCCAAAGTTTATGATATTCTTACGAATCAGAATTTCTTAGACATAAAGGCTTATATAGAAAAGAAGCAGACCGCAACTTGGTTCAATGAGCAAGAACCATATGCTAAAAAGAAAGAGGTAATAACTTCCGAGCTCATATACTATTGGATGATTGCGCAAAACATTCCGAAAGAGTTCGAGAGGTGGCCGCTTAATCGACTTATCACCCTGATACGGGTCTGTAGCATTAAGAATGCTCCGCCTAAGAAGATGGGTAAGTCAGCAATCTACAATAAAAATCGAGCATTGAATGAAGCTAGAAGGAGATCGCTTGGTTCGAAAGGGTGATTGAATGTCCAAGATGGTAATGCCCTCTGTTAGTTATACATATAGAGGCGATTTAAAAAAGACACGTGGTTTTTTAAACAGCCTTAGACAAAGAGACTTTCTGAGGCATTTAGATAAGTATGGAAAGATGGGTGTTGATGCTCTTAGAGAAGCCACTCCCAGAGACACCGGGAAGACGGCTAATTCTTGGGATTACATCATCGAAGAAACGCCCGATTCTGTAACAATCACATGGACGAACTCTAATGAGAATCGATCAATTCCGATCGCTTTACTTATTCAGTACGGACACGCAACCCGTAAGGGCGGATGGGTTAGCGGAATAGACTATATTAATCCCGCTCTTAAACCAATATTTGAAGAAATAGCAAAATCAGCATGGGAGGAGGTGACTAAGGCATGAGCACAAGTGTTGAACAAAGAATTGTCGAGATGAAATTTGACAATAAAGGGTTTGCTGAGGGCGTACAAGATACACTCAAGGATCTCGATACACTTGACAAAGCCACTAAATTTGAAGGTGGTGTTCAGGGCCTTAAATCACTTCAAAGAAGTGCCGATAATTTAAATTTCACTGCCATATTAAATGGTATTCAGTCTATTAGTGAGTCTCTGGATAACATGCAATCTTTTGGTTTCCAGGTATTTCAGAATCTGACTAATAAGGCTATAGACATGGCTACAAATGTTGTCAAGTCTCTTTCGGTTGATCAGATAAAGGGTGGTTTTTCAGAGTATGAATTAAAAATGGACTCCGTTAGAACCATTATGAACTCTTCCGGAGCATCTCTTGATACCGTTAATCAGAAGCTTCAGGAGTTAAATGAATACTCTGATAGAACTATATATTCGTTTTCGGATATGACATCAAGCATTGGTAAATTTACTAACGCTGGTGTAGGATTGGATGATGCCGTTGCTGCTATTCAGGGTATTTCAAACGAAGCTGCTATTTCTGGTGCAAATGCTCAGCAGGCTTCTGCTGCTATGTATAACTTCGCTCAGGCTTTATCATCAGGATCCGTAAAACTTATTGACTGGAAGTCGATTGAGAACGCCAACATGGCAACTGTTGAGTTTAAGCAGTCATTGTTAGATACTGCTGTTGCACTCGGAACTGTTCAGAAGACTGAAGAGGGTTATATTTCAACAACCACTGATGCCAACGGTAAAACGTCAGACATCTTCACGTCAACGCTTGGATTTAATGACGCATTAAGTTCACAGTGGATGACGACTGAGGTCCTCACTCAGACCTTGCAGAATTACGCTACGGATACTCGGGAAATGACCGAAGAAGAGCGTAAAGCTTGGAAAGAGAAGATGATCAGCATTGGCTACACAGAAGAGCAGATAGAGAAGATTGAGCGACTCGGCCAAAGGGCATTCGATTCAGCTCAGGAAGTAACCACATTTAGCAAGATGATGGATGCTTTGAAAGAGTCTGTTGGTTCGGGATGGGCCCAAACTTTTGAGATATTGTTTGGCGATCTCGAACACGCTAAGAAACTTTGGACCGGTATTAACGACGTTATTAGCGGAGTGATCGCAAGCATTTCAGATACTAGAAATGGTATTCTTGAGATGTGGAAAGCTGCTGGTGGACATACTTATATTTTAGAAGGTCTAAAAGAGATCTGGGCGGCTTTTGAGAATATTGCAAAGTATGTTGGTCTTGCATTAGAGACACTAACCGGGCATAGATATTTACAAAATCTAACTCGAGTAAAAGAGTTTTTTGCTGATCGAAAAACATTTTCTGGTAATCTTGTCACTATTCAAAAGATAAGTTCGGTTCTGGAAAATGTTTCTCAGAAATTCTTCGACTTAGCTAGAAAGATACGTACGGTATTCAATCCAAATACAGAATCAGGATTACGGCTGCTTCACGAGATCTATCAGACAACACAGGCCATTATTATACCGATACGGTTTATTTTAAAGATAATTACAGGGATTGCCGGACAAATACTTCCCGTAATATTTAAAGTGGCAGTTGTCGGTCTTAGACTTGTTATATTTTTACTGTCGAGGATTGGTTATGCATTAACCGAGGGCGGTTTGTATAAGAGTCTTTATGCCTTGGCCGATTTGATAGTTAATGTATTCGGCAAGTCGATTTCATGGTTGTTTAATACTTTAACCGGCTTAGCCGATACTATCGCTAAGGCTTTTGGTTTTGAAAGTGCTCTTGATGCGTTAATTTCTTTAGGCGACACATTAACTGGTGTATTTGCCAACGCTATTGATATTGCCACTGGTGCCGTTGGCTTGTTTACAAACGCATTTGGTGTATTAAAAGAGATTTTAGATCCGATCATAAGCCTCATAGGTACCGGCTTAACGGATGCGTTTGGTAAACTTAGAGACTTTTGGACTTCGGACGAACAGTTTAGCAAGCTTAAAGAGTCCGTTAAGGGTTTCTTTTCTGCATTCAAAGGAAAAGAAGCAAACGAGGCGACAAACAAAGCGGATGAAGTTAAACGTAGTGCCGGCGAGTTAATCAAAGCTGGTTACAACATAAATGACGCTTGGAGTATCGCTAGGGATACTATCAAAGAAGTCGATGGAGCGTCTTCGTTCTTTACGAATATTTCTGCAAAGATACAGGTATTCGTAGCCACAATTAGGAATTCAAATGTTTTAAAAAGCTTTAACGAAATGCTAGAACAGTTGAAAGCCAATATTGTCAAAAGTCAGATAGGACAATCCATTACAAAGTTTTTTGAGCCCTTAACAACTGCTTGGAAAGAGGTGTTTGGGAATTCCGAATTAACTAGTCAGCTAGGTTTATTTGGAAATGCCTTTAAGATATTTATAGAACAATTAAAGAATCTTGATGAATCGTCGCTTAAGAGTGTATTTTCAGGAATAGGCGCTGCGTTCATGGATCTGTTTGGTAATCTTAAACAGGCTATTGAAATAAACGGCGCCGAGTTAATAGCAAAATTAAGCGATTTTTGGAAGAAGTTAACTGCCGGACCGGAAGAAGGTGCTGAAGAAAATCCTGAAGGTGGCGGTTTATTTACCTATGTTAGCAACCTTATTAAAGGCGGATTGAATGGGCTAGTCAACGGTATAAAAGAGTTTAGCTGGGGTAAACTAGTTAATGCTCTTAAGAGTGCTCTTGGTTTATATTTCTTAAAAACCGCATTCGATCTATTTCATGGCGTCGATAGCGTGGCTGTTTCTTTCAAGAAAACAGTGTCTTATCTTAAGGGTATAGTGAAGAACATTGCCGGTGTAATCGCTATGACCAAATGGCAGATAGCTGCCGACGCTATCTTAACTGTCGCTAAGTCTTTCGCAGTTCTTACTGGATGTATATTTGTACTTTCTCTTATACCTCAGGAGGGACTTGATAAGGCTATAACAACGTTGGCTCTTGTGGCGGTAATAGCTGGTCTATTCTTATTTGTTAAAGCAAAAATAGACATGATGGTAAATGCGGCAAAGGATTCTGAATCGGAGAGTGAAGGATTATCCGATGCTGCAAAAGGTTTATTGGCTAATATTAAAGCATTCGGCGATAAATTTATCGATGCGATCAAGAAGAGTCTATTTATAGCGGCAATTGGTATATTTGTTGTTGCTCTCGCTATAGCTGTTGGTTTGCTCGTAAAGGTTCTTAAAGATATTAATGGTATATCGTGGCCAGAGTTTGCTAGTGGTATTGCGAAAATGGGAATACTGATTCTCACTCTTGTTGCAACGATTGGTTTGCTTGAGTACATGGGCAAGCAATTTGGAAACGACACGCAGTTTATACAAATGGCTTTGTTCTTACTGGTATTTACCGGATCGATAAAGAAATTGGCAAAAGATATAGAGATGCTGGCTGCAATGTCTTGGGATACATATAAAAGTGGTATCCTTAAAATGGCTGGTATTCTTGTTCTATTAATAGGTTCTATTTGGGCGTTCCAGCAATTTGTTGACGGTGTTCAGGTAAAAGGCATGGGCGTATCTCTGATATTAATGGCTGGTGCCTTATTATTAATGATGATACCTATCACCATGCTTGCTAATATGCCCCTTGGTAGCTTAATACAGTCATTGGTCGCTTTGGTTGTAGTGTTAGGCGTTTTGGCCGGGTTAAGTGTTGGCGCGGTTGCTTTACAGAAGTGGGCTGGCGGTATGAAAGAGTTTGCCGTTGCAATCCTTGGTATTATAGGTGTTGCTGTCGGTATTTATATTTTTGCAGAGGCAATTACATTATTAGCTTCTCAGAGCGATAACATACAGCAACATGCTTTGGCTCTTACAATTCTAGCCGTGGCCATTTTAGGCTTTACAGCTATTTTTGGCGTTATAGGTACAGTCTTAGGTCCCCAGCTACTAATGGTAGGCGGCGCGATTTTAATGTTCGGTGCTGGTTTATATTTGGCAGCGACGGCGGTTAAAGTATTTGCAGAGGCCGCTGTACTGTTTGCAACCAGCATGGACGCCATCATAAAGGCTGTTCAGGGTCGAGAAGAACAAGTCACTACAGCTATAAGCACGATTGTTTATGCCGCCGTAAAGGGTCTCATGGATGGTCTTGTTTATGCCCTTGCTGCTTTAATAGGCGGTATTGATGATGCTTTAATCGTTCTTGATCAGCACGCGTTTAGTATCGCTGAGCATTTAACTACAACTGCATTAAAGATAATTGGCGGTGTTTTAGTTGGAATTCTTAAAGCAATTGGCGATGCGTTTAGTTTCGTTGGTCGTTGGATAACAGATAAACTAACACAGAAACTTGACGAAGATGGCGAAGCTTGGGAAGAAAAGGCTAGTAAAGATGCTTCTAATCTAACCGAATCTAACGAACGCCATACATTACCGGCGGCTACACAGGCAGCTCTTGCAACAAAGGGCGCATATTCTGCTGAGATTGGCAACAGTGCGGATGCTGATATTTGGGACGCGTTTATGCAGGGTCAAGCTGGTAATATTACAGCATCATCAGAGCAGGCTACAAGCGCCATGAAAGAGGCTGGTAAATCGGCCGATAAAGCATATTTTGACTCACTCAATGGCAGTGAGTTAGCTGCCGAACGCAAGTATATGCAGAAGTCAGCCAATGAGATTCGAGAAAATACACCTGAAGTACAAACCGCCGCAGAAGAAGCCGGTAATTCGGTTTCAAAAGGCTTAGATGTTACCGATGAGGTTTCTACAAACAATCAGACAACTGTTGATCTCATGAGCAATCTGCCAATCGATATTCAGAACGTTATGAATAATAGCGGACCGGTCGATACCAGTGCATTATATTCTGCACTTGGTCAAGATGCGGAAGAAGGCGGCAATGCAGCAATCGCGGAAAACGAAATTACCATCGACAAGATGAAAGAAATGTTCGGTAATGATCTCGACATGGATAGCGTTGGTCTGGATGGTATGAGTGAGTATGCTGCTAGTCTGGGCGAGAATAGAGATCTTCCATTAGCTGAAGTAGATGATACTACGGATCAGATGATGGACGCCTATATGGATAAAGACTATGGCGAGGGCGGTAAATACAGTGACGAACAGCTTGCTCAGGGTATAGAAGAAGAGAAGGGTGTTGTGACTGATGCTGCAAAATCCGTATCGTCTGATGGTGCTAATGCTGCTGGTAGCATGGCCTCTATTTGGCAGTCTAATGCTTGGAATCTAGTTCAGGGTCTTGCTGACGGCATTATTGAGAATTCTCATATAGCCGAAGATGCTGGTCGTGAAATGACTAGAAATACGCTTGACGCTATGCAGGAAGAGGCTGACGAGCATTCTCCTTCAAAAGAAACCTATAAGTTTGCTTATTTTATGGTTAAGGGCATGGCTAACGGTTTCGATGAGAATGGTGATATTCTTGAGAAATCAGCTAGATCCACAACACGTTCGGCACTCGATACACTTCGCAACACGATGTTAGAGGCTACGTCTATGTTGGACGACAGCTTCAATGGTTACAGTCCAACAATTACCCCGGTTCTTGATTCAAGTCAGATCCAGTACGGTATGCGTGGATTGAATGATATTTTAAATGGCGCTCCATATGCGAATATTGGGGCTAACGTATCCGTTGGCAAAGTTGATGTCGGCTCGGCTGTTGGCGAGCTTTCGTCGTTAACAAGCCAAGGAAATTCAGATTTGTTAGATGCTCTCAGGGCCCAGTCAAGGCAGACAGAGCATCTTATTTATTTGCTTGAAAACCAGAAGATTTACCTTGATGGTAATACGCTGGTTGGAAAGACTATTTCGCGGATTGATAACGCTCTTGGACAGAGAGCTGTTCTGGCAGGAAGGAGGGGCTAAATGCCTGTATTAGGTGAGACTGGTTCTTATACAGGAGAACATTCAATTTCCTTTAGAACCAAAACGTTTAATGGATCTTGGGGCAATTGGGTTAACACCGATACCGACTGGCATTTAGTTCCGGCCTCCAGGCCGGTTGTAAATCCGCCAAGTGTAAAAGTGAAAACAATTGATAACCCAGGCGGCGACGGCTTAATCGATCTAACTGAATCTGTTACTGGCTTTCCGTTGTACGATCAGCGGACAGGTTCTTGGGAGTTTTATGTACTTAATGACTGGGTTAAATGGCATGATAGATACGAAGAAATCCTGAACGAGCTTCATGGTAAGAACGTACAGGCAATTTTGAACGATGATCAAGAATATTACTACAATGGGCGAGTGACAGTGAATCAATGGACCTCCGATAAGGACCATTCAAAAATTACACTGGACTATAATTTCGATCCGTATAAGCTGTCACGAACACTTTCAACAGAAGCTGGCTGGTTATGGGATCCATTCAACTTTAATACTGATGTTATTTCATATTATAGATTCAAAGAAATACAGATCCCAAATAACAGACAATTTTCATTAAAGATCAGCGGTGCAGAAGCTGGACGAAAGCCGGTTACTCCAGAGTTTCACGTCTTATCAGGAACATGTTCAAAGATCAGACTATACAACAAGGAACTGAATGGTAAAGGCTATATTGAACATACTGATGTGAAAACCGGTGTTAATCACTGGATGGATATGATTCTTACTGGATTCAGCTCGTCCAACGTAAACGAAATACAAATCTGGGGAACAGATTGTAAAATGTCAATAGTGTATAGGGCAGGTAGATTGTAATGTTTAGTGTTTATGCTGTAAAAAAGGGAGAGAGAAAAACAGTCTATAACGATACGTGGCTGACTGTAGCCGAGTACGTAGAAGGCGTAAACGCTACGGACATGGTGCTTACACTCGAGGACAATCAGGCCGGATCTTTTAAGATCACAATACCGGAAAGGAATCAGGCTTATAATTTCATCGGTCGTTATACAACAGAATTGATCGTATGTCGAATCAAGAGAAATACGAACTCTAACAAGGAGGCTATAAGCGAGGAAGAGATATTTAGAGGTCGGGTTATCGGTCAGACGGAAGATTTTATGCATAATAGGACTTTTACCGCAGAGGGCGAATTAAACTATTTATGCGATACACGTCAACCGCAGGCTAAGTATCTCAGAACCATGGCTCCGGCGACATATTTCAAAACTTTATTAGATATTCATAACAGTAAAGCAAACAAAGATCGAAGATTTGAATTTGGTCGGTGTGAATTTAGCGACTGGTCTGAAGAAGTAACAGCGGCTGTTGCACAAGCAGATGCCGATAACGAAGACGTTAAGTACAGAGAAACATCATACGAAGACACCTTCTCTTGTTTTGCTTCGGCTTTTGAGGATCTTGAGAATCCGCATTTGACAATTACAAAAAATGACGGCAAGCGTTATATTAATGTACTTAAAGATTCCAGAGATGGAGGAACTTGGGGTTCAACGGTTCTTACCAACCAAGAAATCCGCCTCGGAACGAACCTTTTAGACTATACAAAAAGTTATGACTTATCTGATATTTGTTCCGTAATAATACCACTTGGTGCTGAGATTAAGAACGATGAGAAGCAGCATATTGGAAAACCGGTGAATCTAACTTTCCAGTATGGAAAAGTTTTATCGGATGCTGATGGTAAACCAATGACTCTCGGTGACGGTAATACGGACTTTTATATTGCTGGGCCGATAACAGTTACTCAGGGTACTAAGTATTTTTATACTGGTCGTAACTGGAACCATTACGGAATGTACACGTTCATGAACAGCTCTAATGAAGTCGTTGATTGTAGATATTCCGAGTCTGGGAATAGTGAAGGTCGTTCTACAGACTTAATAGAAGAGTTAATTACCGTTCCTGATGGAGCTACGAAGTTATACGTGGCAGGCTATGGCGATGCGATAACGACACGACTCAATCGGTACATAGATGACGATACGCAGATCGATCGGTATGTTACAGTAAAAGAGATCGTGGATACATCCAGGAAGAAGAAAAAAGGAACTGTTTATGTAAAGGACGATAAGCTACTCAAACTCTATGGCTGGATCGAAAAAGTCGTAGAGTTTCCGAATGTTACAACGCCGAAAGTACTTTACAACAAGGCCATTAAGTATTTGAAAGAGGACGTATTTGAGAATCTTGTTCTGGAGGTAAAGGCCCTCGACATGAACAATTTCGACGATACGATTACCCCGTATTCTATAGGAAAAAGCGTTCAGGTAATTAGTGAGGACGTCGATCTAGAAAAGATATTTCCGATCTCTAAGATGGAGATAAACCTTGCCGAACCTGAGAACTCTACGTTCACTCTCGGCTATCAGACAAAGTTAGCCGTTACTGAGTTGACTGTTTCAAATTCGGCCAAAATCTCGAAAGATGTAAAGGAAACGAGAAAGAGTACATCCGTAGCTCTTCAGGGAGCGTTAGCAGAAGCTGCTGAAATGATAAAGAACGGTATGAACGGTTATGTAACATTGGTTAGAGACGAACAGGATAGTAACATTATTCGAGAACTTGTTATATCCAATACGCCTGACTATAGGACGGCGACAAACGTTTGGAGATGGAATAATGCAGGTTTGTGTCATGCGTCATCTTATGAAGATCTGGACGATACTAACGTTGCAATTACCATGGACGGACAGATTGTTGCCAATAAAATAACTGCTGGTACTATGCGAGCCAACATGATTAGGGGCGGTACGCTCACTTTGGGTGGTGAAAATAATACATACGGTCAGCTAATCATAAAGAACCAAAGCGGTACAAATGTAGGTTTCTGGAATAAGGATGGAATAACCTCAACAGATGGAACCAGAAAGGTTACAATAAAAGAAGCCTCCATAGAAGCTTTTTATAACAATGCAAAGAACGGATATTTGGATTTATCAGCTTCATATGGAAGTGGTCAAGAAGCTGTTATCGGCGGGACACATGATTTGATACTTGAGATCGGCAGTAACGGAACGTTCTGTTTTGTACAAATTAATGGCAACCAACATGATACATGCGGTACGATTGATGGCAATGGCTGGCACGGAGAAGTCCACGGATATGTTGAAGGATATGTGTCCGATATACGTGTAAACGGATATGGCCCGTATACACCCGATTCCAATGGAATCGCCAACATTGTCGACGTCGTACAAGCTGTAGTCTTTAATGGTAATACCTACTATCCAGACGAGGACGGTGTTATCGAAATTAATACTTAAAAAGGAGAAAAAATGGCCTCAAATGAAAAAACAGTAGAACAGTGTATAAATAATATAAAAAACGCTGTCTATGGTGAGCAGGTTAGAGAGTCTATTTGGCAGGCCATTAGCGCCTGTTATAAAGACGTTCATAATAGGGAATTGATCACAGACGGTATAAATACCGTTCTAAAAGAATTGATAGCCGAAGGATTAGTTTCTGATGATATTTTAGAAACTGTTGGAGTTCTTACTGAAAAGACCGAGAACATGTTCGATGCGACAAAGATTATCTCCGGTCGCTTGACTGAAGCATACGGTACGGTTGACACCAGCGAAACAAACATTAAGAACTATCGAACTTCTGAGTATATACAGGTATTCAAAGACAGAGTTTACTTTATCTCGGGTACTTCAGATCGTTATTTCTATGATTCGGGTAAGAATTATATTCGATCAAGGGAAACTAAACCAACCGAGGTTGATAGTAGAACCGGCGCCGGATGGACTGCTCCAAGTAACGGCTTCATTCGTGTAAGCGTAAACGTCAATAACGTCACTACTGCCACTATTTACGTTGATGAACGCAGATCGACTTATATTGCTGGACGAACAGCTGTAGACGCTACACTTAGAAATTCGGTCTATACCAAAGATGTAACTGATTCTAAGTACGTACCTTACCCCTCACCAGATGATCTTGGCGAATCGGGTCAGGTTCTTAGAAGTACTGGAACCGGTACTGAATGGGTTACGCCGGCTTCACCGACAAGTGCTCAGGTCGATACAGCAGTGCAGGCATGGCTCAATAACCATCCAGAAGCAACAACAACAGTTGCCGACGGAGCTGTAACAACGGCTAAATTAGCATCTGAGTCAGTTACAGCAGCTAAGATGGCAGAGAATTCGGTTACAAGCAATGCACTTGCGGATGATGCTGTTGAAACTGACGCCGTTGCCAATAACGCCATAACCAGTCCTAAGCTTAGCTCCGATGTACGTGATATTCTCGGTAGGATAGGGAGCTCCAGCGATATTACTGTTGTGCCAACCTTTGACGAGGCAACTGCAACAACCACTGAGTATGTTCTTGTTGAGCATGACGGCGTTCATGATGACGGATTTGTGGGCTCTGGTGG